CAGGCGGGATGTCCAGCAGCACGCGAGGCTTGCCGCTGATGGCGGCATAGCGATCCATCGTGGATTGGTTGCGCAGCATCTTTTCGCGCAGGGTTTCGCGGCCTCTGGTCATGCTGCGAATAGCCCGCGCTGCTCGCGCGTGGCGTCGGTGATGTTCTCGACAGCCAGCTCCCAATACTGCGGCTTCAGTTCAGTGCCGACAAACCTTCGGCCCATCTTCACTGCGCAGTAGCCCTCAGAGCCAATGCCAGTAAACGGGCTGAAGATCAAATCTCCGCGATTCGTCCACAGATGGATGCACCGCTCGATGACGTCCAGTTGCAGCGGACACATATGCTTTTCGTCGTTCTCGTCGCGGGCCGGCAGCTTGTTCAGCGTGCGCCCCTGGTCGATGTCGCTCCAGATCGGGCTGGCGTACTTCTGCCACATCATGACCGGCAGATCATCGCCATGCGTCACACGCGGCTCGGCGTCTCCAGGCTTGCGCATCGTCACCACGTAGTCAGGCAGGCCCATGCGTGACATGCTGGCATTTTCGCGGATGGTCTTGTGCAACAGGCCCAGCGCCTTGGTGCGCTGCATGGCCACTACGGGGTCTTTCCAGATGCACACCTCCGAATGGTAGATGAAGCCGGCATCCTGAAATGCGCGGATCAGGTCGCCCCGAAAATCACGCAGGCCGATGAACCCTTGCCGCATCTTGGTGGTCGGCAGGTTCATGCAGTGGAAGCTGACATTGCGCCCAGGCTTGATGATGCGGAACAGTTCGCCGATCAGGTAGCGCAGCTGGGCCACGAACTCCGCATCGTCGCGGCAGTTGCCCATGTCGTGGTCGCTGTTGGAGTAGACGAACAGATCAGCGAACGGGGGCGAGAACACCGAGTAATCGATGCTGTTGTCTGCCATGCGCCGGGTCCACTTCACGCAGTCACCCAGATGCACGGTAAACCCGTCGCCTTCGTGAGTGTCCTCGCGGTATTCGTCCACGATGTTTTGCTGCCCAGACAGCTCATGGTTCATGATGTCTTTCATGTGTTCGATCATGTTCGCGCTCATTTCGTGGTGCTGCTCTTCCTTGCGCTTGAGGTTCAGCAGAATCTGGCCTTCGTTCTCGGCGGTGAACAGGTGCACCTGCACGCTGCGCTTCTGGCCGAACCGATGGCATCGGCGCACGGCTTGGTAGAACTTCTCGAATGAGTCATCTAGCCCGACGAACGCCATGCGTGCGCAGTGCTGCCAGTTCATGCCGAAGCCGCAAATCTTCGGCTTGCTGATCAGCACGCGCAGAGTGCCACGGCTGAAGGCCATCATCTGCTCGGCCTTGTATTCGGCACTGTCTGACCCTTGCACGTTGATGCTGCCAGGGATCAGGCTCTGCAGCAGCTCGGCCTCGTCGTTCAGATGACACCAGATCAACCACGGCTCAGACGATTCCGAATTGACCACATTGGCCAGCGCCTGGCACCGCTGCTCAATGCTCCCGCGCTGCGCCTGGCGGCGCTCTGTCAATGTCTGCGCAGGCCGGCTGAATAGGTCGTTGCCCAGGGGGTCAGTCTCGACCACATGCTCGAGGTATTGTGGGGCCGGCAGCACGTACCGCGCACCGTCGAACCCGAGATCCGAAGGATTGCGCAGCACTACGGCCCATGTGCCCATCCACTCCCAGAACTTAGATGCGCCCCAGCCCTTCAAACGCCAGGTTCCGGTGTCTCCGGTGTCGTTGACGAAGTACGTGGCCAGCATCTCCGTGCGCGTCATCACGCCCAGGAACTCACACTGGTTTCCCAGCTCCTCAAAGTCGTTCGGGCTCGGTGTTGCCGTGCAGCTCAGGCGGTACGGAATGCCCTGCGCAGACTCAATGATGCGCGTGCGCGTCTTGCCATCGTGCGCTTTGAGGATGCTGGACTCGTCCAGCACAAGCCCGTGCAAGCCGCCGAAGTCGATGGCATCCATGCGCTCGTAGTTCGTGATCCAGACGCCAGGCGCATCCGGTGAGCCACCGTGCGGAACCCGCTGCACCGTGATGCCGAACGTGGAGCCCTGCTCTATGGTCTGCTCTGACACGGCCAGCGGCGCCAAGATCAGCACCGCGCCGTTAGTGTGCGATGCCACCTCGTCAGCCCATGACAGTTGCATCAGGGTCTTGCCCAGCCCCGTGTCTGCAAAGATCGCCGCACGGCCGCGCCTCACGGCCCATGAGACGATGGCGTGCTGGAAGTCGAACAGATGTTCGTTTAGCCTTCCCGGATGATGGCCAGTGGCCACCTCGGCTCGGCGCTTGCCGGCCACAAAGTCCTCGTAGTTTTGCACTCTCTCTCCTTTCGTTGCGGCCATGCCGCAGGTTGAAAAATCATCTGGCCGGTTTACCAGCGGGCCGGCTCCACATCCTGATGCGTCTCACGCAAATACCGCGACGGCAGCCGCTTGACCGTGCCGCGCAGCACCCACTCGGGTGAGTCCGGGAAAGGCCAGTGCGGCTTGATCCGCGCTACGCGCAGGGTTGCCACCTGGACCTCCAGCACCATTGCGTCCTGGCCATCAGACAGGCGCACGCGGTCGCCTTGCTTCACGGCTTTTGGCCCAGCAGCAGGGCCGGCATGAAGATCTGCGCATGCTGCACCTTCACGGCCAACGGAATGCCGCGCCTGCGCCAGTTGACGATGCGCTGAATGCTGCCAGGCTTATCCATGCCCAGCAGCCGCGCAAGTTGCGCAGGGCCGCCGAGCTGGTCAATCAGCTTGCTATCGGGGTGTCGGACAATTTTCATCATGGGCCGCAGTGTAACGGGACTTTTATAAAGATGTAAACATCCATTGAGTGCGGTCATAGGAAAGACCCTGCGAAACAGTAAACAATGCTTGCGCTGATGGTAACGCCGCGTTTATGATTCATCCATCGCAACACGCAACCGGAGACGCAAATGCAAGTCCTCATCACCCGCCACGACAAGATCAACGACAGCCACCTGATTGAATTGACCTGCGGCAATCAGTCGGCGCACATCTGGATCGCTCCCTGGTACGTGCAAGTGTGCAACCAAAACGCATCGCACAAAGTGTGGCGCGGCATGGGCAAGCGTTTCAACAACCTGCAAGCCGCGCTGACGAACTACAAGTCGGCCGCCATGCGCTCCATGATCGAAGCCGCCGCAGCGGCCATCTGAGGTCACCATGCGACCCCCCCGCCCCATCGACTACGCCTTCGCTGCCGCCTTCGGCATCGCCCTCGGCTGCCTGATCGCAGCCTTCATCTAAACCACAGGAGCCCACTCCATGCAATACACCACCTACGGCCCCGGCGATAGCGCCACATGGGGGCCGTGCACCGACCCACGCGACCCGCGCTGGGATGGCGACCGCGAGCCCAGCGACAGCCACCGCGCCGATGCGGCAGACGAGCTGCTGGCCGACGCCTGGGCCACCAGCGACTGGCTGATCCACAACATCACGCAGCCCGAGGGAAGCACCACCGACACGCGCGGATTTGAAGACCTGGACATGAGCGAAGCCACTACCGACCAGCTCTGGACGCTGATGCTCACCGGCTCAGATGCGCAGTGCCTGCACGCCCGCATGGAAATGAAAGACCGCATCCTGCGCGACGAGCGCACCTGGATTGATGACCGCGCCATGGAACTCATGGCCGACAGCATGAACGACGACCCCTACTACGACGATCCACACCACTGGTACTGAAAGGACCACAGCATGACCACCACGTTCAAGGCCCACCGATCCACCACCACGGCGGAATTCGGACACACCGTTTTCATCATGAGCAGCGGCGCCGGAAAGCTGGACTGCAGCATCTGGCTCACCGACGAGGAAGCCCTGCAGCTGGCCTCGGAGCTCCGCGCCGCCGTGGCCAAGGGCTCGGCAGCCGCCGATGCGTCCGCAGAACCCACCACTCCGGAGGCAGCATGACCACCTACACCACCCTGAACAAAATCCGCGAGCACAGCCCGTGCGCCGAAGGCTGGGCCAAGTTGCTCCGTCACCTTGGCAAAACACAGGCCGACGACGAGCCGCTGGCGCTGGTCACGATTCTGGATAGTAACGGGCTGGACGATGCCTTGTGGTGCCTGCGTGCCTGCGACGGCATGGAACGCGAGGCGCGACTGTACGCTGTGTGGTGCGCCAGACAGGTGCAACACTTGATGACCGACCCGCGCTCGTTGGCCGCCCTTGATATTGCGGAGCGACACGCTAACGCACAAGCCGCGGATGCTGAGTTGGACGCCGCGTTGACCGCCGCGAGTGCCGCCGCGAGTGCCGCCACGAGTGACGCCGCGAGTGCCGCCGCGAGTGACGCCGCGAGTGCCGCCGCGTGGGCCGCCGCGAGGGACGCCGCGAGTGCCGCCGCGAGTGACGCCGCGAGTGCCGCCGCGAGTGCCGCCGCGTGGGCCGCCGCGAGGGCCGCACAAGCCGCTGAATTCCGCAGGAGATTCGCATGATCACCATCACCGACACCCAACGCACCGACGAGTGGCACGCCGCCCGCGCCGGCAAAGTCACCGCCAGCCGCTTCAAGGACGTCCTGGCCCGCAACAAGCCCACGGCCGCGCAGGCCAAGGCCGGCGAGCCCGGCAACCCGAGCGCCGAGCGCACGCGCTACCTCTGGCAGATCGTCACCGAGCGCCTGACGGGCCAGCCCGTGATCACGCCAGACGCCGCGCCGCTGCGCTGGGGCCGCGAGAACGAAGACGCCGCCCGCGTCGCGTACCAGTTCACCACCAGCGCCAGGATAACCGAGACGGGTTTCGTGGCGCACCCGAAGCTGCCCATCGGCGTGAGCCCTGACGGCCTGGTGACGGACGAGACGGACCCCGATGGCGCGTTCGGACTCATCGAAATCAAGTGCCCGTGGTCATCTCAGGTCCACCTC